TACAGAACACGATGCTTTGTATATTATTAAAACAGACCCAACTAAGAACTCTGAAGCTTATACTTATACTAAAAACCAGATTGCTAGTAAAAAAATAAAACTTTTAATTGATGAGTCTACAGCAAAAGCCAAATTAATGACTACAAAAGTTGGACAGAATATGTCTACCGATCAAAGAAATGAGTATTTAAAACCATATATGTTAACAACAATTTTAAAAGAGCAGATGTTAAATCTTATTACTGAAAATGAGGGGTCTAACATTATTCTAAAGCAATCTTCAAAAAGCATTAAGAAGGATAAATTTTCCGCTCTAATATACGGGCTATATTATATTCATATAGAGGAAGAAACTAAGAAACGAAGAAAATCATTTAACATATCTGATTTTATGTTCTTCTCTTAAGGCGCCTTTGGGCAGAGTAGGAAAAGAGTTAAGAAGTAAATTTGAAGATATAATAGCGCAAAGGAGATGAAAGAATGCGGGCGTCGAGAGGTGAAATTACTATAGAGGAAATATTGCAAGAGGCAGGCTTAAATTTTAAAGAAGAATATAGTTTTCCTGATTTGGTTAGTAATAACGGAAGACCCCTTCGTTTTGACTTTGCTGTGTTCGATGACAACGATGATCTAGATTTTTTGATAGAATTTCAAGGCATTCAGCACTATCAGCCTAAATCTAAGTTTGGCGGAATTAGCGGATTGCGGAAACAGCAATATAATGACATGCGGAAACGTGAGTATTGTGCTGCGCATAATTTAACATTAATTGCAATTCCATACTGGGATGAAGGGCGCTTAAGTTATGATTATATTATGAAGGCTGCTGGATATTGACAAATCTTTTCTAGCAAAAGTTGACACGATTGAAAATTTTTGATATACTAAGAGTAGAAAAGAGAGGTATTTATCTTGATAAATAGAATGCAAGAGATCAAGAAAAAGGGCTTTTCTATGACACCTGACAGAGAGGTATATAACTCTGTTGACTTTTCTAAAATCAAAGTGGGGGTAAAGACTCTAAATGATGCAGTTCTTAACTTAGGCGATTATAAAAGATTAAATAACAGCCTAGGCGATAAGGAAAAAGTTTTTAAGGCTATTCGAGATAATGATTATGAAACCATGTTTGAGATATCTAATTTCTTTTATAAAACTAGCGGTATCTATGCGCGGTTATGTCGTTACATGGCTAGAATATATTATTACGATTGGAAAGTCACTCCTCATATTGGAACCTCTGCAAAAAATGAAAAGGTTGTTAGTGTTTTTAATAGAATATTAACACTTTTTGATAATTTTGAGATAAAGAAATTTTGCGGAGACGTAGCTTTAAAGGTGCTTCGAAATGGTTGCTATTATGGATACGTTGTAAAATCCGGAACAGATAAAATATCTGTTCAAGAGCTTCCGCCAAAATATTGTAGAAGCAGATTTAAAGTGGGAGAAAAACCAGCAATAGAGTTTGATATGAGATTTTTTGATACTGCATTCAAAGATACAGTTCAAAGAAATAAAATATTAAATTTATTTCCTAAAGAGTTTAAAAAAGGATATATTTTATATAAAGAGGGTAAATTAGTGCCCGACTTTCCTGGGGACACCGCGGGATGGTATCTATTAGATATAGATTGTGCAATCAAATTTAATTTGAATGGAGAAGATTATCCACCTTTTATTAATGCGATTCCCGCAATTATTGATTTAAATGAAGCACAAGCATTAGATCGAAAAAAGATGCAACAAAAGTTATTAAAGATTATTATTCAAAAAATGCCAATAGATAAAAATGGTGATTTAATCTTTGATGTTGACGAAGCTCAACAGCTGCATAATAATGCGGTAAGGATGCTGAGTAAGGCTATTGGAGTAGATGTATTAACAACTTTCGCAGATGTAGATGTCGCGGATATGGCCGATAAAAATACTACTACTACAGTGGATGATTTGGAAAAAGTTGAACGATCACTATATAATGAGGCCGGTACTTCCCAAGCAATCTTTAATACGGATAGCAATTTAGCTCTTGAAAAATCTGTATTAAATGATGAGACAACTATGTATGACCTATTGCTTCAATTTGAGTCTTTCTTTAATAATTTGTTAGAGCCTTTTAATACGACTCCAAAAAAAATGTTCTTTAAATTAGAATTTTTAAAGACTACTACTTATAATTGGAAAGATTATGTAAAATATTTCAAAGAAAATACCCAGTTAGGTTACTCAAAAATGTTGCCGCAAATTGCACTTGGACAGTCACAAAGTTCTATCCTTGCTGATGCTTATTTTGAAAATAATGTTCTTGATTTGGTTAATGTCTTTATTCCTCCGCTTATGTCTAGTACAATGAACGCGGATGTGCTGAATAAAAATGGAGGCGAAGAATCCGCGGGAAGAAAAGAACTAGATGATGATAAGAAATCGGATAAGACTATTGCTAATCGAGAAAGTATGAGTTAAGGAGGAGATAAAAATGCCAAGAAGAAGTGTGGCTACAATAGATAAGCCTGAATTTATTAATATTGAACCGTATAATCCTTTAATTTCTAAATGTGAGATTAAGGTGTTATATTTAAATGAAAATAGAAATGGAAGCTATATAAGTAAAGAGGTGGCTACAGAAATGGCTAACTCTTTACCTGGCTGTCCTATTGTCGGTTATTATAAAGAGGATAAACAAGACTTTGCCGACCATGGAGATCGAGTTATTATAGATGATGAGGGAATTAAATTTGAATGTATGACTCGCCCATATGGTTTCGTTGCACCTGATGCGAAAGTGTGGTTTCAAAAGTTTGAGGACACAGATGATTTTGGAAATACTATAGTTAGAGAATATTTAATGACTACTGGTTATCTGTGGACTGGACAATATGAAGAGGCTAGACTCGCGGCTGAAGGAGAGGGGCGACCGCACTCTATGGAATTAGATGAGGACACTCTTGACGGCCATTGGTCAAAAGACATAAAGTCGGGTCTTGAATTTTTTATTATTAATGACGCGATATTTTCAAAATTATGTATTTTAGGAAGTGATGTAGAACCTTGTTTTGAAGGGTCAAGCATAACTAAACCTGAAGTTAGCACATCATTTACTAAAGTTAATGATGAGTTTAAGAAAACTTTATATACTATGATGCAAGAATTAAAATTTGCATTAAAAGGAGGACAGGATATGAAGAATCCAGACTTAAATGTCCCAACAACCGAGCCTGAAGTTGAACAGACTCCGGTAACTACGGACTTTAAGAAGACGCAGGACAATCCTGATGAAGAAGATAAAGATAAAAATCAAGATTCTTCAGAGGGAGATACCAGTAAAGAGGAGAAAGAGGACGACAATACATCTACTCCTAAAGATGATGACAGTAAAGATGACAAAGATAAGAAGAAAGATTATGCGCTGTTGGAATCTAAATATCAAGAATTAGAGAGTAATTATAACACTTTAAATGAACAGTATCAACAGTTAGTTCAATTTAAAGAGAGCGTTGAGAATGAGAAGAAAGACGCTTTAATCGCTAGCTTTTATATGCTTTCTGATGAAGATAAGAAAGATGTTATTGAAAATAAGACAAAGTATTCTCTTGATGATATCGAAGCTAAGCTTTCTGTGATTTGCGTAAGAAAGAAAGTTTCTTTTGAACAAAATGAGCCGGAAGATAATCAAACTAATAAGCCTGCGACGACTTATACTTTAGATTATAATAATAACAATAACGATGATGCTCCTGCATGGGTAAAGGCATGCCGTGAGACTCAAAGTAAACAATAATAGGAGGAAAAATAAATGGCAACAACTATTAGCAGAATTGGTTATGGCCAAGTTGAGCCTAATCATTTATCTATGCGGAGAACTGGCCAAATTTATGCACAGTTACCTGCGGCTAAGGCTATTAAATTGCTTGAAAATGGGCAGTTTGTTAAGTATGACGTAGCCAATGGTGAAGTAAACTTTACTGGAACTGGCGAGTGGATGATGGTGTTTAATGAAGTTAAGCTGTATGGCGAGACTTATGATGAGATGTATAAAGATTATGCTATGAAGGCAGAAGATTTTACAGATGAAGAAATGGTTCCAAGAACTGTTAAGTTGAATATCGGAGATCTTTATACTACTAATACAGTCGGCAATGTAGCTGGCGCTTACAGAACGAAGAACGCGGGTCTTGATCTTTCTGTTGGAGATGTTCTAACAGTGGATGCCGCGACGGGTTATCTAATTGCGGGAACCGCAGATTCAGATTATGCGTTGACTGTTGTAAAAGTTTATACCATGCCCGATGGACAACCTGGCGTGAAGTTAATGAGAACTAAATAAGGAGGAGCAAAATAATGGAATATAAAGAGTTATTAGCACTAGGCAAAGTCCTGGTTAATGCAAATTCTACTGCTCCTACTGCTTACAGCTGGGGCAAAGAAAAATTTTCATATGAGACATTAGATTCTACATTTAATCAGAATCTTAATGAGTTACATAAACAAGACCCGAGAAAAGCTTATGCACTTATGGAAGAAGTTATTAATGATGTGCTTCCTAAGAAAGTACTTGAGCAGTATGGGCAATTTGCAGAAATTAAGACCTTCCCGCAGGGGAGCAAACCGGTATTCGTGCAGCGTATTACTGAGAGTTCCCGCAGACGTGCAAAGCAGTTCGTGACTAAAGTTGGTCTGGCTGGTGTGTACGAAGTATTTAAACTGGATGGTAAGAGCTACGAGCTACCAACTAGCGCATTTGGTGGGGCTGCCAATATTCCTTATGAGGAATATCTCGATGGCCGTGTTCAGATGTCAGATGTTTTAAACATCGTGCTTGAAGCACTAGACGAAGATGTTTATAAGGAAATTGAAAAGGCATTAATTGCTTCTATTTCTAATCTTCCTACTATCAACAAGTTTACGAGTACTGGATTCGTAGAGTCAGAAATGGATCAGCTGTTAGCGATTGCCGATTCTTATGGCCCTGCTACTATCTATTGTACTTTTGAATTTGCGGCAACCATGCTTCCCGCCGAAGGTTGGGTATCTGATGAGATGAGAAACACTAGATGGAATAACGGTTACCTTGGAAATTACAAGGGACATAGAGTAGTGGTTTTACAGCAATCTTATGAAGATGAAACCAACAGCAAGAAGGTTATTGACCCCGCTTATGCATGGATTATTCCTGGCGGAGCTGATAAGCCTGTTAAAGTAGCTTTTGAAGGGACTGCCCATATGCGCGAAGTGCAGAATGAGGACTGGTCCACTACGACTCATATCTACCAGAAAGTCGGCGTAGGCACGATGATTACAAATGATATTTGTGTTTATAAGAACAGCTCTCTAGTAAAGGATATGGTTGATAACGATACCGAGTCTGGTTGGGCTTGATAAATAATATTTAGATGATTGGGGATAAATAAATCCCCAGTCATCTTTAAAGAGATAAAAGGAGAATAACAATATTATGATAGATGATAAAACAATTATTTTGGTGGTAAATAGAGATAGCGGCTCGGTTGGGTATAAAATTCCAGAACTAGGTGGGCTATATCGTCGGTTTGCTCCAAATGAGGCTAAAAAGGTCTCAATGGAAGAATTAAGAAAACTTTCTTATCTTTCTGGTGGAAGAGAGCTTCTAAAAAATTGCTTAATAATTGAAAATGAAGAAGCAGTAGAAGAACTTTTAGGAAAAGTTGAGCCAGAATATTATTATACAAAGACTGAAATTGAAAAATTATTAAGAACTGGGTCTTTAGACCAATTAGAAGATTGTCTAACTTTTGCACCTACTGGAGTGATTGATTTAATTAAACAGGTAGCAACAAAAGTTAAACTTAATGATATGCGGAAACGCGAGCTTATTTTCTCCAAGACCGGGTTCAATGTAGATAATGCGATAAGAAATAATGCTTATGCGGAAAAAGTTGAAGCTGATGAAAAGAAGGATACTACTAAGGTGCGGAAAGCGACCTCCGTAGTTGCAGAGACCGAGACCTCCGCGCCGAAGAGAAAGACTGCCGCGCCTAAATATAAAGTTACCTCTGTTGCAACAGTATAATTAAGCAAGGAGGTGTATTATGAATAATACTACTTCTTTTTCTATTATTTATGACTCTTTTTTATCTAAAATAACAGATGATATGTATTTGGAGCTAACAGAGCTAGATACATATCGGATGTTAGAAGAATTATTATTAACTGCAATTCCAAAGTTTGAGTTTCCTAGAGTTGATTTATTCAGTTATGAAATAAATGTATTTGAAGATGAAACAACTTATACTGGAATAGAAAGTGATGGGGAAACAGTAAAAGCCTTTCTTTATAACGATGGGTATTTTAACGCTTCTCTCTCTTGGGAAGAGATTAATATCCTTTCTACTTATATGATAGTAGAATGGATAGGCCAACAGTTAGCTAGTGTTGAAAATACCAGAATGAAATATTCTGGTTCGGATTGAGAAGTCCTTTTCTTCCATAAGAAGAACAAAATTTTAGGAAAAACTGGAACCCTGAGATGGGAATCAGAGCGGAAGTTACTTTGAGATAAGTAACACGCGCAGAGCATAGGAGAAAACAATTATGAGTAAAAAAGTTGAAATTCCACAAGAATTGATGGATAAAATTATTGATTGCTATGTTGTACAACAGCTTAGCTTGGAAAAAACAATAGTGACTTTGCAATTACCTTTTAGTAGAAATGTATTAAAAAGATTATTAACAGAGCAAGGTGTCCATATCAGAACCTATAAAGAAGCTGCTAATCAAGGAATGAGAGGAGAACCTCCTATTGAAATGCAGCAACAAATTATAGCATTATATCAGCAAGGTTATAGTATAGCAAGAATACAGAAAGCAATACAGAGTTTTTATTCTAGTGATAAAATTAAAAAGATTTTATTAAATAATAATATCACATTAAGGACTTTAGAAGAAGCTAAAAAAGTTCGAATACAAATTGAAGAGAGAAAATATCCAGTAAATGACAATTATTGTTTAGAAAGTCATAATGGAGCATGGTTACTTGGTTTTGTTGCCGCGGATGGATATTTACCAATTACTAAAGGCGCTAAATATAGAATTACTATTACTTTAGCAAGGAAAGATGAAGACATATTGCATTTAATTGCGCAAGAGTTAGGATATGAAGGTCCAATATATCAATTTACAGCTTCTGATGGTGTATCATTATCATCTTCATTATCTTTTTCATCTAAAATATTAAGACAAAAATTTGAAGAATATGGTATTGTCAATAATAAAACTTTTCAATTAAAAGAATTACCTAATTTACCTAAAGAATATATGTTAGATTTTATTAGAGGGTATTTTGATGGTGATGGTAGTATCTATGAGCCACGAGGTAAAAAAATTAATACCAACTTTACGAGTGCTAATAAAGAATTTCTAGAAAATGTAGGTAATTATTTACATCAAGAACTAAATTTAACTATACCAACTATACATCCTAGTCATAATGCTTTTGATATAAGATATTATGTAAAGGATAGTTTAATATTATGTAATGCTTTTTATAATAATGATTACTTGGCTTTACCTAGAAAGAAAAATCATTATAAACAAATAGTTTCTCCCACGAGCCTAAATACTCCATAAGAGTAAAAAGATATGCCGACCTTATGCAAATATGAAGCATAAGAACTAGAGGATAAAAAGCCTTTAGGATAACAAATGTGTTTAAATTTACGAGCCAGGCTAACCATATGGCTAAGTTACTTTCTTTAAAGAAGGATTATGAAAGAGAAGGCTTCCATTTACAGCGTCTATATAAGCGTCGTAGGGCTGATATAGATGGAGTGATGCGTTCTACTTTACATATTATTATGGAAGAACCAGAGGATTATCTTTATGATAATTAAGTATGACGCAAAAATAGATGATGATGCAGTTATTAATAATTTAAAGAGAATTACCAATCAAATATATAAATTACTTCCTATTAGAGAAGAGGGGTTAGATTGGCAAAAGCCAGCTTTAACTTTAATAGAAGAGCTCGCGGGGATGGATAGACTTTTAATTGGAAAACATGAAGTTCTGTTTTCTTTGCTGTGTAAATTAGAAGGATTATTCATCCTTACAAAAGATGAAGATTTTCAAGAATATCGAAGAACTATTTTTGAATGCTTGGGACTAATAGGGGAGTTGAGATCGCAATGTCAGCTTTAGAAAATGCGCAAATGAGACTAGCCTATAGAGGCGGGATAGCTGAAGACCGCATGATACAAGATAAGTTGAAAAGTTTAAAAAAAGCTCTTCTTTATTCTTATCAATCGCAAACTGTTCAGCTATTGGATGGTAGAGAATTTAAATGTTTGATTAATCCAAATAAATTAAAAGAGATAGAAGATGACAAAATACTTTCTATCCCTTTTAAGGATATTTGTTTAAATAAAGATAAAATAGGTAAGACTTCTGAAGGAATTGAAGAGATAGGTCTCCAGGGTGGAGATACTTTTCTCTGGAAAGATACAAATACTCATTGGATTGTTTATTTACAACATTTAGAAGAAAAAGCTTATTTTAGAGCGGAAATTAAAAAGTGCAGAGCCGAAGTTACCATCGGTGAGAATAGCTATTGGGTGGCATTAGAAGGGCCAACAGAGACTTCTATACAATGGAACTCCAAGCATAACACTACTTGGAATGATATTAATTATTCTATGATTTTAACAGTTACTAAAAATGAAGAGACATTGGATTATTTTCACAGGTTTACTAATATAGAAATAGATGGTAAAAATTGGGTAGTAGAAGTTGTTAATAGTGTTAATGGAGATGGTATTATAGAAGTTTGTCTAGGTGAGGATTATAATAATACTATTCAAAAAGAAGCTGATGCAGAAAAGGCGGAAACTATTATTGAAGAGAATCTTTATATTAAAGGTCCAACAACTGTGAAGCCTTATGATGAAATTACTTATACTATTGAAAATAAGAGCGGAGGGACCTGGATCCTAGACAGCGCTAAAGCTACGATCTCCGCACAAACAGAAACTTCTGTTGATGTTGAAATAATTTCCGGAAAAAGTGGAACATTTAATTTAATATATAGAATAGATGGTGAAGATGATATAGTACTTAATGTTACTATTGAATCTTTGTAAGAGATAAAAGGAGTTAAATAAATGGTAAGGAATACAGTTTTAACAAAACCAATTACCTCATCATTTTTATCTTGTGAAAAAGACGCTGAGACTATTTGGCGGAGACTTTTTATAGAAAGTCGACCATATAGCGACTTATTAAAAAGATTACTGGTTATTAATACTAAAGATTGTCTGACAAACACAACTAGCAAAGTATACGATAATATTTTAAAGACAGCTAGCTTATCTAAGTTAGTAGAAGATGGATATATTAGACAATATCCTAGAATCAATCTTCCTGAGCATGAGGAAGTTAAATCCTATATTATTTTATCTTTTGATAATTTTTCACCTAATGCACAAAATCCTCAATTTAGAGATTGTAATATTAATTTTGATATTTACTGTCATACTAAATACTGGGATATTGGAAACTATATGGTTAGACCATTAAAGATTGCGGGGTATATAGATGGCATTCTACAAAATAGTAAATTGTCTGGGATAGGAGAGCTTTTTTTTGCAGGATGTAATGAAGTTATTCTGGATGAGGACTTAGGCGGGTACTGTTTAACCTATGCTGCAATTCATGGCAGTGATGATTGGATTCCCGCGGAGAAGTAAGATATGTTAGATAATCTATTATTATTATCTGGTGACGATATCCCTTTCCCGCAGGCTAGAATTACTATACATCCGCCCAAACTTAGAGAAATTGGTTTTATAGGCGAAGAAAATTTTTTTATGGGTTGTGAACTATTAAATTTTTCTAAAGATATTTTATCTAGTGAGGACAAAAGTAGTTTAGAGCAATATGAAGATTTTGAAGTATTAATGTCAATGATGAATGATAGGCACAATTCAGCTATGGCGAAACAAACTATTTCAACCTTAATGGTTTTAAATTTAATGTTTCCTACTTATAAAATTAGGCTAACTAAAAATACCTTTTCTTTAACTGATGAACAAGGGCAAGAATTTTTCATTGATAAAAAAACTTTTCCTTTGTTTCGAGAAATGGTCGCAGAAATGTTTTGCTTGAAAAAGAAAGAAGCAGATTATAATCCCGCAGGTAGTCTTAGCAAAAAAATTGCAGATCAAATGCGGCAGGGACAAATAAAACGAGACCAATCAAAAAGCGGAGATGCGCCTAAAAAAGTATCTATTTTGAATAGATACGCTTCTATTCTTGCTGTTGGTGAACATAAAGATTTAAATGAATTAATGAATTATACTGTTTATCAGTTAAATGATGAGTTCCAGCGATTCGAATTAAATGATGCGCATGAATTATATATACGATTAAAATTAGCTGGAGCTAAAGATGTTAAAGAGGTTGAGGATTGGATGAAAGAACTTCATCCATAAGAAAGGAAGAGTAATATGCCAATATTACCGGAACATAAGGAGATTCTTGCACAGCAGAGTGCGAGTAAAACCTTGCCAGAATGGATTGAATTTTTTAATTTTCAGTATACAAAAAATCAGATTTATAGTTATTGTTATCATAACGGCTATAAAATTAAAAAATTAGATAAAAGTGCTCTTGGCAAAATTCAATCCCAAAATAGCAAAAAATATCATATAAATCAAGACTATTTTAAAAAATGGTCTCATAACATGGCATATATGTTAGGCTTCTGGTTTGCGGATGGGTGTATTTATGGAGGCAAAATGTTTGATATAACTATTCATGCTAAAGATAAATATTTAATTAAACGTTTCGCAGAAGAACTTCAATATGAAGGCCCTTTATGTGACTATGTAGATAGACAAGCTAGTAGACTTAATTTTAGTTGTATCGTAATTTATAATGATATTGTCTTGTTGGGCGGGAAAGAAAATAAGAGTATGGATGTTCAATTTCCGAATGTCCCAAAAAAGTTTTTACCCGATTTTATTAGAGGATATTTCGATGGCAATGGATGTATCATGAATTTGAAAGGAGGACGCATTAATAGTGCGTTTACATGTGGCAGCCGCGATTTTATTGATAAACTTTGGAAGATCTTAAAAGAGGAAGTTGGAATAGAAGGCGGTAGTTATGATTCTAATTCTTATTCATTGCGATTCGGGAAAAAAGACTCTATTAAACTTGGTAAATATATGTACCAAAATAATCCTGAATTATTTTTGGAAAGAAAGAAACTTAAATTTATTTTATAAAATAAAATTAGGAGGATATCCAAATGAAATTTGGCGTGAATAGCTTGCGCTAACACATCTTATCCTATTATCATAGGGGTTCTATTTTTATAGAGCTAACGGGGGTAAAATCCCGTGCCATAGCATTATTGCAGCGGCGTAGAGACTATTACCTTGATCGGTAAGTAGGCTTACTATTGATACGTGAGCCCAAACAGATGTGAAAATACTAAGAGTATTTATAAGAGATAGTCCGTTAAAATTGTTTTTAATGAAGAGAAATTTGTAATGTAGTTTTTAAAGCTAAATCAGAAGTTACTATTGGCGCTACTACATTTAAAAAAGGCCAGCCTGTATTATATATTGATACTGCGAAAACCTCTACTTTAGAAGGAGCAGCTACGACAGTATATGCTCAAGGCGGGCGCGGAAACACCAGATTAATTGCGTGGGAAGGTGAAAAAACTCTTACCTTTGTGGTTGAAGATGCTTTACTTTCTCCTATTGGATTTAGTGTGCTATCTGGTGCTGGCTTGTTTAAAGGCGCAACTGGTACTGCTGACCTTGTGCATGTGCATATGACTTCTACTGCTTATACAGATTCTGGAAAAATTGATCTATCAGATAATCTAGAAACAGATGAGAAGATTGATGGTACAGCTCCAATCTTCGCAGTAGTGGCTGAAGAGGATGGTTCTATTACTGGTACTCTAATTGATGGGCTTGCGGTAAGTACGGACGGTAAGAGTCTTACTAAGACTGGACTAGAAGCGGGAACCACGGTGTTCGTTGATTACTATGTAACCAAGAGTGCTGCCAAAGTAAATGAGCTTCAGATTGATGCAGGAAACTTCGCAGGATACTATTATGTTGAAGCTAGTACGCTGTATAGACGTCAGAGCGATGGTAAAGATTTACCTGCTGAATTAACATTTCCGAATGTAAAAATTCAGTCTAACTTTACGTTTAGTATGGCACCTACGGGTGATCCAAGTGAATTAATGCGCTTGGCGGCTTAGTAATAAGTCGGAAAATTAATTCTTTAATTGCCGGAAGTCCCTTAGAGCTTTAATTACCGCATTAAGTTAGAAATAACTTAAGTAGCAGACATGATAACTCATGTCGGATGGTAATAATATTAAAGATTGGGTAACCTACTAAAGGCAGCTAAGATACTAAACCAAGAAAAATATTTTACTACATTGTGGAGGAGAATATAAATGGAAAAAAGAATACATGATTTTTTACCAAATATTAAAGATTATTATATAATTAATGATAAAGGAGAAATTTATAGCGATAATTCAGGATTGATGAAAACAAGAAATAAAGGCAATACTGAATATCAAATTATAAATTTTCAACAATTAGATGGAACAAAGAAAACCTATAGAGTTCATCGACTTGTTTTAATGGCTTTTAATCCTGTTAACAATATGAATGATTTGGAAGTTAATCATATTGATGGAGATAAAAAGAATAATTCTTTGCAAAATTTAGAATGGTGTATAAGTAGCGAAAATCAACAGCATGCTTTTAAAATGGGCTTGCAAAAAGCTAGAAAAGAAGAAGCAAGTAACTTTTCTAAATTAAAGAAAGAAGATATAGAAAAAATATTTTTATTAAGACAGCAAGGATGGACGCATCAAATGATTGCAAACGAAGTTGGATGTTCAAGATCTAATATTAGTTATATCTTATCTAAAAAAACTTGGCAAGTATAAAGTTCAACGACTATTCCGAAAGGAAGTACACTCAAGCGAGTGGAAATGGGAATCTCCTATTAATAAAATAGGATGAAGATATAGTCTCAACTTCTATGGAAACATAGAGCAGTTTATAAAACGCATATAGAGTAGCGACCTATATGGAAGATATTTGACATTTACGTTTACTATGGACGCGTTCCCGGGATATACATTCTTTGATAAGACAAAGAAAGTGCTGTGTGTGATGCAGGTACTTGAAGATGCAGAAGATGCTCAAGCTGACCTTAAGACGGTAATGGGTCATACTGATACGGAAAAGTATACAGTTGATTATGACAGCGATGGTAATGAAGTAGATACCGATAGTGTCCCATTTGCAACCGCGTAAAAGGAAATAAAAAGAATAATTTAGAGGGAGTCTTAGACTCCCTCTTTTTTGTTATATAAAGGAGTAAAAGAATGAGCGCATTAAGTGACTATTTTCATAAAACTTCAAAAGGTTATGCTAGTGAAACTAGTTGGGGGGATTCTGCAACAGCTCTTGAAATGCAGCATCAGTTAAATAATGAAAGAATTGCTAATATAAAAACTCCTGAGAATATTAGTGAGTTACAGAAAAGATTGACAATAGATAATAATGAGAAGGACGCGGAACAAGCTAAAGAAATTGAAAAAAGACGAATAACTATGCTAAATGCGGTTGCTCAAAGTATGGGACCAGATTTAGAGGAGAGAATACTAAAAAACTTTGAAGCAAGAGGAAGTAGTAATAATCAGATCGCGGGAAAAAAGAGTGAGGTTTCTTATTCTTATGAAGATATAGAACAATTAAGAATAATAAGAAATAAAATTTATGCTAGCGTAAATCGTATTAATAAAACTCCTGAATCTAATCACACCAAAGCCATTGAAACTTTAATTGGATTGTATAATCAATTTTATTCAATAGCAAAAAGAATAGATAGCAGTATTAAGGATTTACAATTTTCAGCATCTAATGTAACGAAAGAATCTACTAGACAAGCAATTCTTGATATTTATAATAAGTTTACAATAGGAACAGTTAATGCTAACTTAAAAGGTGAATTTGGTGAAAAGTTAGTTCTTGCGGCAAGTGATAAATTATATGGCGCGGGAATGGAAGCTTTAAGTCAGGTGATGAAAGAGGGTCTGGATAAAATTGAGGGGTCTCTAGGTCAATCGCGCGGAAATATTACGATTCGCGCAGACTATTACCCAGAAGCCGTATATAATGAGTGGAAAACCTCTAGTTCAGTTGAACAAACAGATGAATACGGTACTTATTATAATTTTGCGGCAACTCAAGATAAGGTAGATGCGACTATTACCGTAAATAACGAGAAGATAAATGCTTCAGTAAAAGCGTATAGCGCGAATTCTGCGGGAACCGCGTATCCGCATTTGCAAGATGTTAATTTTGCTTATTCTTTAGCTAAAAGCGCTGAAAATTTTGGTAATCATTATATTCAGTTACTATTGCTAAACAGAAGCACCAAAAAATTTGAAGAAGCGCATAAGTCTGAGCTGGCTTATGAGGCTCTTGTTCATGGTAATTTATTAAAAGAGAGTGCTGTTAATGCAGATACTTTTGTTTTTATTGATTTGAATTCTGGTAAAGTTAGAACTATGTCTACTAAATCAATGTTGGAAAATTATTTGGAGAAATTTAAATTTTCTTATAGTACAGATTTCGGTAAGGTGCTGCGGAAATCCAATTATTGGGTAAGTAGTAAAGGCATAGGAGCCGAGGAAGCTGCGCGTAAAAGAGTTGTGTCTTTATATAATGCTTTAAGGATGTTAAAAATTAGTGTTGCATATACGATGAAAGTAGAATAAAACTTGACAAACTAAAAAAATTTTGGTATAATTTTTATAGGAAATGAGATAAAGAGATAAAAGGAGATAGAGTAAATGAGTAATAAAGTTAGTTATGCTAATTTAAAATTAAAAGTAAAACAGGATATTGCTACTTTTGATTTTAATGATACTACTATTGAGGTAATTCAATATCTTCCTATTGAAGACAAAATTGATCTAGTTGATATTACCTTACAGAAAGCTGAAGAAGCGGGAATCTATGATCCTGTAAAACTGGATATGTTTTTCCATTTGCACCTCGTTTATATGTATACAAATTTATCTTTTACAGATAAGCAAAAAGACAACGAAGCTAAGATATATGATACTTTAAAGAGTAATGGTTTTATTGATAAAATGCTTGAAGTCATTAATCCTACTGAATATGATGATTTGTTAGGTTTTATTGAAGATAAGATTAATGATATTATGACTTATAAAAATACTGCGGGGGCCGTATTGCAGAGCCTTATCAATGATTTACCAAAGAACGCGCAAGTCGCTAAAGATATTGTTGATTCTTTTGATAAGGAAAAATATTCTGAAGTAATTGAGTTTGCACAAGCTGCGAATGGCGGAAGGAATACAATTACTAATAAGTAAGTGCTGCAAGGTCAGATTAGATTAATTTACAAGCCTTTACTATCATACTAAGATAGTAAAGGCTTATTTTTTATTTAGGAGGAAAAAGGATTATGGCAAACTCAGTTAATTTTAAAGTCGGCTATACTGTTGACAAAACGGGTTTGGAACAAATAAAGACTGCCTTAAGCGATATTCAAAAGCTAACTACGAGTGACTTAATGAATTTAAATAAGGGTATGAATCTTACTCAAGCCACTCAAGCTTTAGATAAAGTTAAGGATTCAGCAAAACAAGTTGGAGATGCTCTAAGCAAGTCTTTTAACGCGGATTTAGGTACATTAAATGTATCTAAATTTAATCAAGAGTTGGACAAATTAGATTTACAAGGTATACACGATGATTTTAAACTTGCGGGAGAAGCAGGTCAATCTGCCTTTAGGAATTTAGCGACCAGTGCATTAACAACTAATACTCAATTAAAACAGACCCATAGTTGGTTACAAGAAATTTCAACTACTTTAAGTAATACTATAAAATGGAATATAGCTTCTAGTGCGGTAAATACTTTTACTAATTCTATATCAAGTGCTTATAACTTTGTTCAAAAGTTAGATAGCTCTTTAAATGATATTCGAGTTGTAACAGGGAAGTCCGCAGAAGAAATGGAAAGTTTCGCGGAAACCGCAAATACCGCGGCTAAAAATCTTTCAGCGAGCACCCGCGATATTACTGAAGGCGCTTTAATTTACTATCAGCAAGGCGACAGTGATGAAGATGCTTTGACTAAAGCGGAGATTACCCAGAAAGCTGCTAACGTGTCACAAATTTCTGCGGAGGACGCCTCTGAGTACCTGACCGCGGTATGGAACGGTTATAAAGTCGCTAATCAGGCCGCCGAAGAGGGCATGCAGGTTTATGAAGAATATGTAGATAAATTGGCCGCGGTTGCCGCGACTACAGCATCAGACCTGGAAGAGTCTTCTATTGCTATGTCTAAAGTAGCGTCTACCGCAAATACAATGGGTATTGACTTTGACCAATTAAATGCCCAAATCGCGACCATTATTTCTGTAACTAGACAGTCTCCAGAAACCGTGGGTGCTGGATTAAAGACCATTTATGCTCGCATGGGCGACCTTAAAATTGATGGTGTAGATGAGTTTGGCACTACTCTTGGCGATGTATCTGGCAAGATGGCTAAGATGGGCATCCAGGTACTTGATGAGAGCGGAAATTTAAGAGATATGGGCGACGTTATTGAAGACGTTGCTGCGAAATGGAACGAGTGGTCTGAAGCTCAAAAAGTGGCTGCCGCGCAAGCAATGGCAGGTAAATATCAGTATAATACACTCATGTCCTTGTTTGAAAACTGGGACATGTATACTGAAGCTCTAACAACATCTCAAAATGCTCTTGGGGAGCTGGATAAAGAGCAAGAAATATACGCAGAGCGTACTTCTGGTTTAACTACAACTATTAATAATTTCAAGACTGCTTTTGAAAATTCTAAGCAACTTAATGCTCAATTAGATATTCTACAACAGTTCAAAGGTATTGATATTACCGCAGATTCTACAAATGAATTGATTGACATGAAAGAAGATATGCTCACATTGGGCAATCTTACTAAAAATCAAGAAAGAGAAGGCAATAGCATTATTGAGTCTAGAAATGCTCTATATGAACAAAAAGAGGCTTGGGATGCTTCGCTAGATTCTGCTAAGGCGTATTTTGCGGTTCTTGATGATAGTGCTTTTGAAGAATTAAAGAGCGATATAGATCAAAGTAATGCAATGCTTGATATAAACGAGCAAAAGCAAAAAGATTTATTGACTATATTAGAAAGACAGCAAACAGAATACAAAAAGAATAACAATGAAATTAAAGATTGGCAAACCGTTCTTGAGATTGCAATTACAGATATAAATAAATATGCTGAAGCAGTTAATAAATATGGAAATGGTGCAACCGAAGCCCAGGCCGCAGAATTACAATTAGCGGCTAGTATGAAGAATACTGTAGCAGCTACAGACGAAGCTTCAGATAGAATTCAAGAAATTATTAATAAGAGACAGGTTGAAGAGTCTACTATTCAACAGTTACAGGAAACTATTTTAAGATGGAGAACTGTAGCTAATAATGATACATACACAGAAGCAGAACAGGCAGAAGCTGCTCAACAGGTATTAAATGGATATAAACAAGCTTTAAATGAGATGGCAGAGACATCTAAGAAAACCGCTGATACAGTAAAACAAGAATTTGGCGGCATGACCGAAAGAATTAATTCTGCGTTAGATAATAATATGGCCAAATTTAAAGCTTGGGTAAAAGGAATTAGTTTAGAAAAAACTATTTCTGGGGTTACTCAAATGGCTAGTTCTTTTGGTCAATTTGCCACGGTATTAACACAAGTTGGTAATATTATAGATGCTTTTGAAGATGACACCACTGATTTAAGTGAGGATTTATCTACTTTAGGAACTACTCTTATTACTTTAATTCCATTAGCTGCATCAACATTTTCTACTTTTGCTTCTGGTACAAAGAGTCTTGCGGCAGGTCTTGGATTAGTAACCGCTGGCAATACTGGTTTTATTGCATCTATTACTGCATTGCAAGCAGCTATCGGGCCTATTGGTTGGGCTATCGAAGCTGTAGTTGCCGCATTGGGAGCATGGGCGATTGCGTCTAATCAAGCGGAAAAAGCTGCGGAAAAGGCAACTGAACAATTAAAAGAACAGGCGGAAGAAGCTAGGACGGTTGCAGATGAGGCTAAAACTGAAGTTGATAGCGTTCAAGAGTTATATGAATCTTATTTAACTTTAAAATCCCAATATGAGGCTAGTGGAGAAGGTAAGGACGATTACTTTGAAGCTACTAAGAGTTTATGTGAAGCTTTAGGTATTGAGGTAGATTATGTAGATTTATTAACTGGTAGTTATGAGAATTTAACTGCAACTATTGCTAAACAAAGGGCGGAAAAAGCGCAAGCTGCGATTGAAGATGAAAAAGCTGTTATTGATGCCCAAAAAGATTTGGTTAAAGACCAAATGGGCCAGTATGTCTATGAAGATAGATTATTAGATGCCAATGGCGCAGTAGTGCGAAAAAATTATCAAACTAATGAAGTTATTCCTTATGATGAAGATCATTACTTGGAATATACTAATGGATATGAAACTGATACTAATTCTATCCAATTTAAACTTGGAAAATCAACAGAAGATGAAACTGAAGTTATTGCTGAGTTAAGAAACCAGCTTAAAGATTTAGTTAACCTTGATGCATTAGACTCTTATGGTATCATTCAAGGTATTACAGAAGAAAATTTCGTAGATGTTTATAACGGCATCAAAACAGCTATTGAAGAAGTAGAAGCCAAATATGCAGATAATACTTCCGTTTATACTGAATCCGAAGCATATAAGCGGGCTACCGAATTTATTGATTATTATTCCGAATATTTTGAGGCTATGGATGATGCGCAAGCAAACATTGATACTTATGCAGAACAAATGGCAGAAGCATATGCGCAAATTCAAGCTGATGGTTTTGATACTAGTAAAATTACCACAATAGAAGAGTACAATGAGGCTGTTGGTAAATTAGCTAATCAAATTAAACAGGTATTTCAAGACCAGGGCATTTTAGAGTTATTGGGCTGGGATATTAACGAGGATACCGCGGAAATTGATGAATATACTACTAAACTTGCCAATGCCTATTTAGGCGGGCTAGAGAATCTAGAACAAGTAGCAGAAGATGCTCAAGTGGATTCTGATTTTAAAAATAAGTTAGGTGATCGCTTAGATAAAGCTTGGGAAGATTGGATAGCTAAGCATGAAGAAAATGGCGATTTTGAAGTTGCAGTAAGTTTAACCGCAGATATGGATGAAGATATGTCTCCTGAACTTGCGGAGTTATACCGTAAAAAAATAGATGCAGAACTTGATTTGCAAAATCTCACTTTTGATACCGAAGGTGCTGAAGCTATTAAAGCGACTATCTCCGCGTTACAAGAAGAGGGAGCAGCTCTTTCCGATGTTGATGAAGAAGTTCTTACTCTTATCAACTCGTATATGGAAGCTGCTGGCAAAACAGATGAATGGACTAGGGTTCAAGAAGAAGGCACCGCAAAACAAATTGAATATCTTCAAGATTTGCAAGAAGCTGCTATTGGCTCTTCCGGAGAAATTCTCGCTCGGCAAAAAACTGATTATGAAGATGACCTTGAATATTGGAAAGAATGCTCTAAACAAAAGCGGGAGCAATTAGACGAGGTTAAAAATCAGCAAAATGAGATGATAGAAACACTTGGGGATTCAGCTAAAGGTACTGAAGCATATCAAAAGTTAGCTGATGAGGCTAATGAATTAGCTAAAGAAATTTCTGAAGCTAATAATCAGGCTGAAACACTAGAAAGTACAATTAACAATACTAATTGGACTTTTGAAATAGAAATGTCTGGCGTCGATGACTTAATGACAGCGGCAGACACTATTATTTCTGAATCTGAAAAAATGAGAGAGGCTTCAGAGCTCATAGGAGAGGGATTCTTAATTGCTGCGAGTGATGCTGAAACATTGGCTGAAATTTATCCGGAACTACTTCAAAATGCGCAAGTGTTAGCTGACGGACAGATTCAGTTATCTTCTGACGTAGTTGCATCTGTTTTAGGAGACGAGCAAACTCTTCTAACTGGTGATAAAGATTCTATGATTCAAAAATTGGAGAATATGAAAACAGAACTCCAAGCAGAATTAGAGTTAGAGCAGGCCAAGTTGGAATTGTATAAACAAGTTGCAGATGGCGAATTACAAATAAGCGCAGAGCAACTCCAAGCTATTGCCGATAATAATCAAAAGGTTACTCAAACTTTACTTGATAATCTTAAAACTGAATCAGATGCTACCCAGGAGTCTTCAGAAACACAGCAAAAGAACTATAACGCAGTAGGGACTGTTGTTGAAAAATTAGGCAATTATATTGGGACTAACATTGGAAAAGCTGCAAACCAAGCAGCTTCAGATGTAAGTGGTAATAGCAGCAAAATGGCCGCTTCATTGAATAGCGTCACCGCAGTTGCTTCTAATGCCGCACTGGCTGTTTCTAATATTCCGAAGGGAATACAAACAGGACCTTTAGCTACAGGTGGAAAAGGTTCCTACGGGTATTTCATTCAAGATATGGCCGCTTTCAAAAATACTAAAACTACTTCTTATGGGTATAATGAAAGTGCTAATACAGTAAAAGAGTTAGTCGAGGAGTTAACAACAGAAAGTAATCTTAAAATTGCTGAGATTATTAAAAAAATGGGTAATATCACTGCTTACGAAGCTAAATTATTAGCTAGCACGACTGAGACTAATAAATCTTTAGAAAGTGCTAAGCAGGGTACAGGTGGTAAAACGAGTGACACATCTAGTTCAAAAGATTCTGATAAAGGTTCTTCCAATAAATCTAGTTCAAAGAAAAGTTCTTCAGATGATGATGATGAAGATTTATTTAGTGATGGGGATGGCTCTAGTACTAAAACCAAAGATTATATTGAATCTACTATTGATTATTTGCATGATATTAATATTGAGTTAGATGAGTTAGAGACTAAATATAATAGGTTGGCTAATGCGCAAGATAAATATACTGGCAAAAAGGCTCAAGCTAATTTAAAAGCTCAAGTTGATCTTCTTAATCAACAAATAAGTGCAAATCAGAAAAAACTATCTCTTATTAATCAAGAGCAAGCTGTTTATCAATCATATTTAAAATCTCAAGGCGTAACTTTTGATAATGATGGAAATATTACCAACTATTTAAATATTCTTAATAAAAAAGAAAAAGAATATAATAAGATGGTTGATAAATATAACTTAATGACGGATGCTGATGAGCAAGAGTTGTATGGCACAGTGGTTGAAAATGCCAAAGAAGAGATAGATAAATTAAAAGAATATATTGAATCTTACGAAAGCTTGAATGAAGAGCGGATGGAAGTGCAAGATCAAATTCTTGAGTGGGAAGATGAGATAACTGAAAAGAATATCGAACTTTTCACTATGGAAATTGAGTTAAAACTTGATTTGGCAGACGCGGAAAGAGATTTCAATGAGTTCAAAGAGAAAGTTATTGATGGTATTAAAGAGACTGACCCGGATTATATTTATCAACATGCCAAAGCACAAATAGCTGATTATTCTTCTTACTACAAAGATGATGGCACTGGTTCTATTCAAGCATTAACGGATCAAGTTAATAATACTTTAACACAACTTCAACAAATAGATAATTTGGGAGATTCAGAGGTTTATGGTAATAATAAGGCTCAAGCGCTTGAAGATTTACAAACGTATTATGAGGAGTTAATGTCTCAATTAGAGGACGTAGAAGATTTAAGCGATGAAATTCATGAATCTTATTTAGATATGATTGATGAAGCCACTGAAAAATTGGATGAACAAGTTGGAAAGTATGAGTATATTAATGAGTTAATTAATCATGATTTAAATGTTGTTAAATTGTTGTATGGCGAAGATGAGTATGGTTCTTATGACACTTATTATGAGCAAATGGCTAAAAATAATCTGGATATGATTAATTTCCAGAAACAGCAGTCTGATTTGTTTGAGCGGAGATATTATGAAGCAGTTTCAGAAGGTAATGAGCAGGCTGCGGAGAAATATCTTGAAGCTTGGGAAAACGCGGAATCCGCGGCTAGGAGCACTTTAGAGTCATCCATTCAAACATTAATAGATAAATATACGAATACTATTAATGAGACTATGGACGCTTTAAATGATAAGATTACTAATGGCAAGGGATTAGATTATATTGAAGAAGAATGGAATTTAATCAATGAAAATGCAGATGCTTATCTGGATACTATTAATGCCATGTACGCTATTCAGGAGTTGGAAGCAAAATATGTAGATGCTATTAATGACACAGATAGCGTTTCCGCGCAAGAGCGGCTGACAGACCTGATGAATGAGCAACTAACGGCTTTGAGGGCTAAAGACAAATTAAGTCAATATGATGTAGATAGAGCAAACAAACTTTATGATATTGAGTTGAAGAGAATCGCTTTAGAGGAGGCCCAGCAGAATAAGTCTACTATGCGACTAAAGCGAGATTCACAAGGTAATTATAGTTATCAGTATGTTGCGGATCAGGATAGCATTTCAGAGGCTCAGCAGGAGTTGGCGGAAGCTCAAAATTCATTATATAATTTGGATAAGGATAAATATGAAGAGAATCTTAATGATATCTATAGCGTTTATCAAGAATTTCAAGAGAAGATTATTGAATTATACCAAGATGTTACTCTTACTGACGAGGAGCGTGAAGCAAAAAGAGTTCTTTTAGTTGAGCAGTATGAGGAGCGTATTAATAAT